GCTCGGCGATCAACTCCTGAGACATTATCTTGGTCAACTCAGTGTCGGCGTCCAGGTTCTGTTGAGCCTTCAAATCCTGTTGCAACTCGTCGGTGTACTTTGCCTTTAATTTGTAAGAATCAGCGGTGACTGTGGTCTTAAAGATATCAAAGCCGACTTCCTTGATATTCTTTGCGGCAGCTTCTGCTAATGCAACAGAGGCGAACTTGGCATAATCTTTGAACAGGAACTTCCAAGCAATTTCGTTAGGATATACAGCGGAAATTGTGGTAACGGCAGCGGCGTATGGATCGGCGTCATCTACTGCGGCACCAGCAACGAAAGTACCTGAAGTCACTTCAACCAAGACTGTGTTGTTCTCAACATAACGAACGGTGCCTACTGCAGGGGCTGCGGTTGAAATTGTATCACCAGCAGCATAACTGGAAGCATCTGCTAATACTAACACGGTCGATGTGGTACGCTTGATTGGGTTGTTGGTATCATTATGGAAGGAAGTTTTCAAACCGAAAATCAACCCGGAAGGCCCACTCATAGGTTGCATACCGAAAATATCCATACCGATTAAGTTAGGATAACCTCTGCGGATAATTGAAATTAATACAGGGTCGTATTTTTCAATATCACCGGTCTCGGTACGCTCGGTCAATTTCCAATGATTAAAATTCTCCAACATGCAAGCAATATGTTCCTTTTTTTCCTGAGTTCTTAGTTCAGGAAAGCGAGGGTGATTGAGAACTTCTGCCCAGTCTTCGGTCAGAACTTCTTTGTGTGTCTTTTTGATTTCAAACTTATTCTCGCCCATTTCTTTCCTCCTTTTTAGGCTTAAAGCAATTGATTAGCAAATTGCGAAACGCTTTCTTTACGTTTAGAAGAGGCAGCATCCTCATTTAAAGGATGTTCATCTTCCTTATGACCTTCCTTTTTTGTGTTCAAAAAACCTTCTCGCATTATGCGAATCTTTTTGGGAAGATCCTCGGCAGTTTCAAAATCGACATCTTCCATCAGAGTACGAAGTTTTTCCTGATTCTCTGCGGATAGATCGTTGGTTTCTTCTGCCCATACACGAAGACCGGCTTGACGAAGATTGTCTTCTTGTAAAGCAAGATTTTCCTCAACAAGCATGTTAACCCTTTCTTTAAGCTCTTTGTTCTTTTGACTTACGCTTTCAGAAATGGTTTCACCACTATTTGGTAAGGCCAAACCTACAGTCTCAAAGATTTGCCCAATACCTTTTAGCAGTTTCTCGTAAGACTGAACTTTCATTTCATTTTCGAGAACATCAACATTTTCCATTAGGAAGTTGTCAGCAAACATAGTTAGCCAACTATCTACCTTGTTGATCATCTCCTCCTTGAACTCTGAAAGCTCTGTCTTTACTTCCTCAGTCAATTGATTTTCAATCTCTTCCTTTAATGTTGAAACTTGAGCGGCAACAGCGGCCTCAAAAATGCCATCTAACTTTGTTACAACATCTTCAGTCAAGATTTTAGGGTCAACTGACTTTAAAAGCTCCTTCAGTTGTTCCTTCATTCTTTTACCTCCTATCTGCACTATATATAAAAATCAAATTTTGTAATTGTTTCTAGACGAAAAACTCGTTTAAACAGCCGCCACCGACGAGTCTAAAATTCTTAATATCTAGGTATAAAAATGTAGAAAACGGCTGTTATAACTAAAACTGACATGTTTTTAGGCCGATTTACCAGGCTGGCTCGGCCTTGGCCTCTATAGATTCCTTACGCTTGGTAAAGAATTCGTTTTTTAACGATAATATCCTCTCGATGATGCGACAACTCCCGAATCGTGTCCGGCGGCACGTAATTTTTGTTCAATTGCATTTGCAATTTCTTTATATTTTTTGTAATGTTCTTTTTGTGCTTCTTCGCCTTTAGCATATCCTGGTCTGGTATCCGATTCTCTATTCATTATATTGTATTTGAATTTGGCTAACTGATTAATTTCACTCTTAGTTAGAGATTTTGCATCTTTCTTTAGTAAGTCTGAAACTTTAGCTTCTATTAATAATTCTTCATTCAATACTTCTTCTAGTAAATCTTTGAAAGTCATTTTGACATCTTCATTCTTCGAAGCATCCATTTTATCTGTAATTTCTTTTGCTTTTTTCTTATTATCCTGTTGTTGCTTTCGCCATTTACCAAATTCTTGTCTTACTTGGTATAACCTTTTTCGATCTTGTTGATATCTTTCCCAATTACTTTCCTTGTTTTTTGGTGTACACCACGTCCACCCATCAAAAGAATCTTGCGCAGTTTGTTTTAACTCTTCGATTTTTTCTTTCCAACTTCGTTCTGTCATTTTTTCTTCCTCAATTCTTCAACTAACTTTTGAAAAGCATTTATCAGAACTTCTTGTTTTTTTTCAATGCTGGAAAATAATTTATATTTTTGATCAACGTTTTCAATTACATGTTCGATTAACATACCATCTTCACCGAATTCATACTCTACGCCTTCCTTGATACCGCGAACGAAAGCAATTTGTGCAGATGGTTCAACAACAATATCGCCAGGAGTTATTAAACGAAGATTAGATTGAACAATTCCAGCGCCAGCATCATCTTCTTTCAAAGAACCTAGAGCGCGTGTAGACATTCCCAATGTACCGTCAATATCAATAATTCCACGAACAATTTTTCCCAACCCTTCTGGATTGATAATTGCTCTAGAAATATAATCGTGACCGGATTTTTTAATACTAGTAAAACGATGCGAGATACGTTCTTCATTTATCTTAGCGTTATCGGGATGGCCAAATTCGCCGAATGCTCGATTGCGTTTTAGTTTTTCTTCTGTATATAGATTGATTTCTCTATCAACATATTCTTCGGGATAAACACGATTGTTGCGATTCTTTTTATTAGTTTGAATGGTTGGTCCTTCAACAAAGTATTGAATAGGTTTGTCGGCAGATTCACGAAGAACTTCTTTTGTGACTTCAACCCATTCTTCACATATTAGTTTAAGCATTTTGTAACTCCTTTATAATAAAAAATCTAAACTATTCATCTTCTTCGTCTTCGTCGCCTTCTTCGTCTTCATCGTCTTTCTTGCCCTTTTTCTTTTCACCCTTCCCGTCCTTATCGCCATCTTCATCCTCTTCTTCTTCTTCACCTTCTTTCTTGGCTTCGGACATCTCTAATTCTTGAGCAAGAAATTCTGGAAAACGTTCCTTAAGCTTGGCAACGCGTTCTTTTAGTTTAGCCACAACATCTTTCTCAACTTCCTCTTGGAAAGTGGAATAATCACCATCTAAAACATTCTTTAAAATGCTTACGTTCATTTTTATCTCCTTTCAATATGTATTTATAAATCTGTCAAAATTTTTTTTGTTTTTTTGAAAAGGGGATTGAAGCGATTCTTCAATCCCCTTTTCTATCTTCACTTTTTTATATGCTTAAAGTTACTTCACTGAAGTTAACGTCAGTTCCAACTGCAACAAAGTTCAACTTAATGAATTCTGCTGCGCGATTTGGCTTGACATAGATATCACCAACAAATTCGTTAGCATCGATGATTGCCCCCGTATTGTTGGTTGAGTCACAAACTACTTTATAATCATAAATGCCACGACGCCCCTGAATTCGACGTAAGAATGGATCTACCATCAACTTGAACAATGTACGTTGATAATCGTCATTAAATTCAAAGATCATATTTTTGGCAGCGGTTGAAATTCCTTTTTCCATTATAATGAATAGCCGGCGAACATTGACTCTATCAAAAGCACTCGGAGCAGAAAGCATTGTCTTTTGACCCCAAACTACATTGCCTTCGTTTGGGAAAGAAACAATGGGATTGATATTGCTCTTGTATAAAGTATCCCGATATGCTTTTGTCGGATTCATACCAAACTTGATAACATTTTTGATTTGCCCGCGAGCCAAACCTGCAGGTGGCCACCAAGCATCAAACAATGTTTCAGTTCTAGCATAGATACCAGCCATATCACCAGAAATTGGAATCCAGCGATATTTATCATTGTACTTGTCATAGATATACTTCCACTGTGCATAGATAGCAGCATAAGAAGAATTCTTATTCAATGTGGTTGACTTATAAGTTACACAAGCGGCAACAGAAGTTGACAAATCACCAGCCATGACGGAAGCGGCTGGGATGGTTAAGATTGACATACAATCTAATCTTGTGTCGCAAATATCAACAATGTATGCTTGTGAAACCGCGTCATTGTTAGCACCGTCTATAATCATACCCACATCAAATTCCTCAGGATTTTGGAAATAATCATAACCTAAGCAAATATCGGCAACGGCCGGGTCACCATCAACACCACCGGCAAGCAGAGTTGCTTCAAATGACATCGGGGATAAAGCAATTGTGGTGTTATCAAATATGTAAATCCAACTGGATTTGATATTGATAACATCTTCAATATAATTAGATTTGCCGTACTGATCTTTTGCTTCTGGGTCCATATCAACCAACCACTTTTCAACTAATGTCCAATTATTGTCTAAATCATTCTTTACTAGAACTGCAATTGCTAACTGATCATACTTATCGTAAGCATTAGATACAGGAGCATAGTCAAAATTATTGACAAATGTCATAGAGCCAGCAATGATGTTTGCAGTTGCAAAATCATCCGCGGTTGCAATGGCCACTTTAATTTTTGTGTTCCCTAAAGTTCCGGGATACCTTGCAATAACATGCAATTTTTCGTGAGCGGCAAAACTAATTGTCGGAATGCCGGAATAATTTGGAATATAAGGATTTGCGGAAAGAGTTAA